GTGGAATCGCCCTTAGAAAAAAGACCCGCCCTACCCAATACGAACTCATCTGGCATCTTGTCTTGCTTCGAGAAGTTACATCGACGGCATGCAGCTACTAAGTTCTCCGGATCATCTGACCCGCCTTTAGCCACTGGAATGATGTGATCGACGGTAGTCGCGTCCATACCGCACCAGTAACACTCTCGACCGTCTCTTGAGAGTATAACCAATCGTAACTTTTTCCATTGAGTCGAGTTGCTCTTACGTTGTGAGTGTAGGGTCATTAGTAATAGCCCTTCTTCTTGTGGAACTCCCACGCATTACACATCGAACCATACCGATGTTTGATGTATTTGATAGTGGCATCTATCTGACGATATACGTCGAGATTCCGGTAATGCTTGGATTTCATTTGACCTATCCCGTAATGACTACCGTTTGTAGCGTAAGGGTTCCATCTTGACTCTTTGTGAAAGATATTCGATAGGCAAATGAATTGCTCGTAGTTGACGATTCTTGAGTGTGTGTAGAGCTTGTATTGGTCTGTGTTTGTACTAGCTTTCGCTGGTGTTGTGCTAACAACACAGAGCACTCCCAATAGCACCAAACTACGCCTGCGAGCCATCGGCTGTAGCCGCTCGCCAGCGAGTGTGGAGCGTAAACCCTTCGTCAAGTTACTGGCTAGTATGTGGATAACTTGAGCGCGTCTCCTGCGTGTCGTCCACAGGTTATCCACAGGGCTAATTAGATCCATCACAATTTTCCGAATGGTTCTTGATCGTCACTTGTAGGATCGTAACGGCAACCAATACCCGTTCGCTATCGATTGACCACGTTTTACCGCAGCCGCAAGTGTGCTTGATCTCGGTTCTCATCGAACTATCCCCAATCCGCTCGCTTTTAGGATCTCCACGTTCTCGTCACCCATTGCACACAAGATCGCCGGCATAAAGATTCCCGCCGTCTTGCCTTGTCCACTAATGAACTTGAGATTGCTAGGCAACACGCAAAGAGCGTCTGCCCATTGCCACATATCGTCGAACCATCGCGCTTTGGAGATTTGTACCAATGCGATGCCGTTGTTGTGTTTTCTGAACTTGTTAGCCCACGGAGTTACATCGGAGTAAGGCGGATTCATCCAAACTCGACCTTCCCACGGACTGACCAAGCCATCATCGATTATTGTGTAGAACCGTTTAGCCGGTAGCCACGGGATTCCGTCCGGCGGTGATGACACATCGAGATCAAACTCCACGCCCAACGCCTCGAATATAAATGGCGGTGTGTAGTAGTCATCCGATGTTTGTGCGTCGATCATTTTGTCTTCAATACCTAAATCAAGAAAGTCGCTCACTTTGATCCGCCCCATCCTTTGCCTTTAAAATGGATCGGGTTCGCCGTCCATATTCTTGTCATCGGGATTGTGCAACCTTCGCAGTACGGGTTGCGTTCGAAGTTGTCTTGCATTTGTCGCCGGATCGTCGTGACTTTGCCACAGACTTCGCACCGGTAGTCATACTGCGCCACTATTTAGCGTCCGCCAGTTTATTAATTCCCATAACGCCGCAAGATAGGCATTGCACCCAGACGACTGCTTCGCCTAATGGAATCTCACTCTTAAAGACCGCGTGATCTTTGACGGTTTTCTCAACCCGACATTGGAAGCGTAGCTTCTCCATGACTGCTCCTTCTCAAGTTCTCGATCGGATGTAAGTTGTATTGCTCGACCCAGTAGGTAGGTTGATCGCGTCTGCGCCACTTTTGATTCTTTGCTATCGCTACCGGTATCCAGCCCTTTAGTACGTAATTCGGACTTTTACCGGTTACAAGGATGGCGATGTCTGTGTTGCGGTCGCCGTCGTAGATAATCAAAGAACCCGCGTCGTATTTCGTCCACTTAACTTCGATGATCGAACCCACGTCCGCTGTGCGTTTGAATCGTGAAGCTCTCGGATTAAAGTCTTTGATTCCGAAGTATTTGGCTACGGCTATCTCGGCTCCAACCGATTCTGCAATCTCGCAGATATAGTCATGGAACGACAGATTCTTGTTGTAACGCGAGACGTGGTCAGGCTTGCCTTCGATCTCCTCAACGCGTTCGATTGCAACCTTCGCAGCCATCCATTCCTCATCGTGTGCGATTTTCATTTTCATTTGCATTCCAAGCAGACCCAGAGCATCGTCAACCCTTGCGCTCCGTCGTATCGACCAAACTCGATCGGTTTCCAAGACTGGCACTTATCGCACCATTCAAGCTTCGGTGGCTCGACCTGATCCTTGATAACCGAACCATCGACTTGCATCGTTATTCTTTCTCCGGTGGCTATTTTGATGATTTCTAAGTCGCCCACTAGCTTCTCGCCTTCCATCCGCCGGTCGAGTTAACTTCGTACCAGATCGGGCTGCATTGGTTGGCTTTGACCTTTTCCGTACAGACGTGACCGCGATACGGCTTGGACGTCTTTGGAGATACGCCTTCTTTCAGGATCATGTGACCGTGTGCGCAGATCGGTGCTTCGGCTACAAGTTCGCCGCCTAGTTTTGTTTGGATCTCATCCATCGCCGATTTTGCCGTGGAGAATCCGTCCTCACCAAAAGGCTTAGACCACGGATCGTCCTCGACGAACGCCTTTGGCATTGTCTCGACTTGCTCCATTGATTCCAAACTTGGCTTCGTCTCCGTACCTAGTACCACGGACGCGCATCGACCTATCGCGCTGCTGACTGTGTCCTCGACGTACCACCGCTTCATTTGGACGTTATACGCGCCGACCATTCCGTGTGCGTAGTCGATCGCCGACGGCTTCTCATCCTCATAGTTTCGGTAGATCCGACACTCGATCAAGATGTAGCCCTTTTCAGGTTGCCAATCAACGATCGATGTCTCGATCCGGTTGGTTGGGTAGGTTGCATGGAGTCTGATTACTTTTTGATTTACGGTCTCGTAACCGTCTAAGAATCCCACTAGCGGATCTCAGCATTCTTACGACCAGCGATTCTCCCGCGAATAAATCCTTCGCGTTTGCCTTCTTTTAGCCCTAACGTGTAACCGCCGGTAAAGCCCGCCAAGACTCCAAATAACATCCACGCGGCGACTTCTTGTAGTGCGTACATATTTGCTCCCGTCGGGAACTACTGAACTTCGCTCCCTACGAATAGAGTGAAGCAAAGGTGAGACGTCGTCAAGAATCAGGCGTGATTTTGGGCGTGTCGGTTTGGTCTTTTGCCTTGTCCTTGAGTCCGTTTGATGCCAACACGGATCCGAGCGCACCAGTTAAAAAGATCGTCAACGTGGAAAGAAGCTCGATGAACGCTCGATCGTTGGGCGCTTGATCGCCTAGCGGTTGGGTTACAAATATCAACGCGTAAAGCATTCCGGCAACGGAGAACATGAAAGTGAGAGCCAAAGCCACTCCGATAAACACGATGAGTCGGGCTTTAAGTTGCTCGTTACTTAGGCGCTTTTGATGTGAACCCATTTGGATTTTCTCCGTATATGTCCTCAGTACAGACTCCGGTAGCCTTGCATTGCGGCGGATTGCACTCAGGCGAATCCCAGTTTTCGAATTCTTGGCACTCATACCGCGTCCAACCCTGATAACCACAACCGGACAACCCTAGCAAAATACCTAAAGCTAAGGCTGCCCAGAGTAGTTTCCGAGTCACTTCCCCTTTAACCCGAAAGATGCGTCGTTAGGATTTAGGTAGCGCAAGACCACCGGTAGCACCGCAGCTAGTCCGGCTCCGGCGATCGCCTTTGGATCCGTAATCCCTGCCATGTAAACGGCTACGGAAGCCGCTAGAAATGAACGCGCCCAAGATGCAGCTAGTCCTTTGATTTCTTTCATTTCTTTTTCTCCTTTTTTAAGATCGAGAGCTTCGGAGTCTCGACTTTAATCGTTGGATATTCGCCCTTATACGGCACATATTTTGGACGACCAAAGCCGACCACTTCCTTGCCCACGGTGCGAGTTTTAACCATGACCATGCCGCCGTTGCGTTGGTCGCCGCTTCCGGATGTATTGCCTTCGATAGTTGTGATCGTCTTACCATCGATGCCGACGACAATTCCCACGTGAGAAATCCGATCGACTCCGTCGTGTGGGAAGTCCATAAAGGCTAAATCACCGATTTCCGGTATCTCTTTCCACCGTGAAATCTCCTTGAATTTATGCGCACCTACCGCGGTCGATACCACCGAGTGAACCTTAACGCCGGCTTGTGCCAGCACCCAATTACAGAAAGAACCGCACCACGGCAACCCATCGGCTTTTGTGAATTTGCCGTATTTAGTCAGGTTGTCGCCTTCCTCGATTGTTCCGATTTCGGCTTTTGCTATTTCCAGAGCGAGTGCGGCTGTACCGGTTGGATAACTCATGAGAGCAAGATCGCCGCTTCCTCAGATGTGATTCCGAGACGCTCCAAAAGCGCGGCTTTGGCAGCCGCCTTATTATTATCTATTTCTTTAAGTCTTGCGACTTCTATTTGATCCAATTCGTATTGCGCGATTTCTTCTTGAGTCATGTCGCGCAAGACTCCATCGATATTTATCTGTAATTTAGACATTATTTTACTCCGTAAACGTAGACAGTTCCGCCAGACCAAGAACCTGACCCAGGCGCAAACGAGATGGATGAGATTGCCGCCGATGCATTGTAATTAGCCGCGCCAGCAACATTTGAAGAAAAGCCGCCATTTTTAATTGAAATGCTTTGCCAAACGATTCCGAAATTGTCCGTCGCCGCTGGTTGGAATATATCAATTTTTGCATTGCCTTTATAAAGGACGGTGTTATTGCTTGGGATTTGTACAAAGATGTAAGGGATATTGGCTGAGCTTGCTGTTGATACGCCCGTTACGCTTGCGCCGCCGTCGTATCGTGTTATGGAATAAGAATAGTTTGATCCGGTGTCGCCGTTAATTCTCATAGAGCATTGCACGTCATCCACAGTCCCATAAGCGTCTTTGATGTAAATAGTTAAAGAGTTATATCCTGTTACGGTAACGCTCACAGAAGTCGAAGTTCCGGAAAGCGCTGTCCCGCCCGTATTCAATAAAGTCATACCGCCAGCCGTTGGAGTTGCCCACGCTAATCCGGTCGCAGCTGTTGAATCGGCTGTCAAGATTTGACCATTTGTTCCAACTGCTAAGCGCGCTGGTGTATCGGCAGCGGTTGCGCCAATCAAGTCACCTTTAGCATCGACAATTGCATTCTGTATGGCGTTTGAGTCATCTTGCGCTACCCAAGTGAATGCTAAATCAGTGGCTGAAGTTTTAGACAATACTTGTCCGGTAGTTCCGCCTTTGAGTCCAACGAAAGACGCGTCGATGCTATCTCCAAGCGTCTCAATCGCGGTTGCTCCATCTTTTACAAGGTCGGTCGATGTTGGAACGACCCATCCATAGTTAGGTGTAGTTGTTGCCATTTTTTCTCCTTATGCGACCACGGTGGCATTTAACCACTCAAGTGTAGGTTCAATTGTGTTCCAAGTCTCGACGACAGGCACATCCGCCCAAGTAAACGCCTGTAGCGAATACGCCACGGGAGTCACGTAGAGCGAGACGGTCAGGGAGTTTATACCAGCTTGGAATTGCCAACCTTCGACAAATCCCTGAAAGTTAAATCCCATATTTAAAGGCAGGTCGTTGATATTGACCGGCATACCCATAAACACGTTTAGCAAGTTGTCTCGATCAGAATCGTCAATTTCTGGCGATCCGAGTGGGAACGAGATCTGATTGAAGTTAGCTTGTGGGAATGCTCGGAGAGTCAAATAAAATTCGGCTTGGGATTGCGCATCTACGGTCTTTTCCAAGCTTGTCGTTATGTTTTGAGCCAGAGTGCCATAAAGAGTAATCGATTCGGCATCTGAATTTGATACTTGTTGTCCATTTTTATAAGTTAACGTGATTGAATTTCTTACGTCTCCGGCTCGAACAGCCGTCTGGAGACCGTTTGCAAATGCGTCATTCGCCGAAAGGTTTACATATCCATTTGCCGCAAGATACTGGGTTCTATGAGTTGAGTCCGCGTAACTTATTAGACCGGCGGAGTTTTCATAAAGGTAACCTAATCCCGAAGTAGCCAATGACGATACCAGTGAGTAAATATCGGTAACGTCTGCGGATCGTGCTGCCAGTTCGTAGTTACCTGCATCGATCTCTCCAAGTCCGGTATTGAATGCGTTATCCCAAGTTAGAGTCGGGTCTACATCGTTCCAAGTTTCGGCGGCTGGCAAAGCATTCCAGCGAGTAAATAGAGCCTGACCAAGTACATACTCGATCTGTTCTCCATCGAGCGCTTTGGTTAATACGCCTTCGGTAAGTATTTTTGGAAGCCTCGAAAGTGCGCCTAAAGCCACAATGGAAATAGTTTGGGTTATTCCGATCGAGCCGCCGGATTGAACTCCTACTATCAAATCCGTGATTGATCCGCCAAATATGGCGACCGGAGTTCCCGTCGAGTCGTCGATGTAGACCGTGACTGCCGAATTTATGCCAGCGGTTATAGTTGAGTCATCAAGGTTGATTAAAGTCAAATTGCAATAACCCGCGATCGCTTGTTCGTAAATATCCGTGCGACCGGATCCGATAGTCAGATTGGCTAGAGCCACATCGTTATACTCGACTCCATCGATTTCGATGCTCCATGTAGGTGTCCAGAGACTCATACCAGAGCAAACCTATTCGCGCCTAGAGTGCCGCGAGCATTTGACCGGTTCAATACATCGACGATTGTTCGAGCTGTGCCTTCCGCATCGATGGCTCCGTTCACGGTTATGTTAAAGGTGCTACCCATTCCGCCATTGGGAACGATTGTCCCATTCGAACTAGGGACGAACATTTCCGCTCCACGCTCGCCTACAACGTAAGACTTACCAGCCGACACTGAACCACCTTCGGCGCGAAAGCCACCAAAAGCCGAACTGATTGCGCCACTAATACCAGACACAATAGGATTTCTGGCGACCAAGTTAATTAACGATTGGATTGCTCCAACCACACTCTTAACGATTCCAAATAATGTCTGGAATCCGCTGACCAGATTACCGACCACACCGATCACAACGCCAAGAGCGATTCCGATTCCTTGAATTGCAATCTTTAACACTCCACCGAGCAAAGGTGCGACAAAGTCTTTCAAGAATTTAAAGAGCGCCGTGAACTCGTCTTTGTTAGCCATGACTGCGTCTTTGATCTGATTGAACGCGAACTTAAAGCCTTCCAATACCGGCTGAAATATATTCTTGATGAGATCGATGTAGGTCTTGAAGGCGTTGGTCAAGCCTTCTTTGCCACCGACGGAATCAATGAATCCGGCAACCGCTGGAATCACCGTGTTCACAATTGTATTGATCATCGGAGTGATTGCGTCTAAGACAAAGGATCCGATCGTCTCCTTGCCTTCATCAAATGCGACGCGCAGCCGAGCCAACTTGCCAGCAAACGTATCCGCTTGAATAGTGGCTTGACCGCCAAAGGTAACCGCGAGCGACTTCGTAACTTCGTCCATCGACATTGTTTTGAGTTGAGCGGCTGTGAGTCCTACGCCTAATCTAGAAAGCGCTCCGGTATTACCTTCGGCGGCGCGAGCCATTGCATTCGTTACGGCTTCGAGTGACTTACCCGATCCGGCGGCAACATCTATGGCAACCTTCTGCAGTTTTAGAGCCTCGTCCGAATCCTTAGTGGCGCGGACGAACCTTTCGAAGCTCGGACGAAGTTGGTCGTCGGTAAGTCCGGTTAGGAGCGAAGTTTGGAGAATCTGATTTTCTACCGCGGCGATTTGTGCATCGGTTGCGTTGGTAACGTTTTGTAACGTTGTGGCTAGTTTTGCCTGTGCCTGTTCGTCGGCTATCGCAGACTCCACGCCTTGCTTTAGAAGTACCGCACCGTAGGCAAGAGCCGCTGCGCCGGCAACGGCAAACGCCGCACCTGCCATCTTTCCGAACTTGCCCATCTTGTCGCCGAACCCTTGAACTTCGGCTTCGGCTCCTTTTACTCCACGCTTTAACTCATCGAAATCCGCGTCAAAGGTGATCTTGACCTTTGGAATACCAGCCATTAGTCGAGTCCTAACTTCTTAACTACGTCTTGAACCATTTGAGCGTATTCACGCGCAACGATTGGCGTGTAGTAATCCACCGCGGGAGTCATCCAATAGCCGCGTTTATTTCGAGCGGCTTTGAATCGGTCGGTGTAAGCGCGTCCTAGAAAATCAACGCCCCGACCCGAACCGTACTCGGTTCCCCAAAGCAGTGCGCCGGCGGGTGCAGATTGTTGCCGCACCTTTTTACCTTTGCCAGACTTGGATTGTTCGCCGCCATATTTGCGACCGACCTTCTTTGTACCACCTACGTCAACGCGAATCAATCGATCTCTTTTTGCCACGATAGATTCGGCAACTAGCTTCGTTTGTGGCGATGGAGCCGATTGGCTAAACATAAGAAGTTGACCGGCTAGGCGTTTAGACAGTGGCAACGCCTTCGATCTAATTTCATCTTGTGAATCTTTATCGAGTGCATTAAGCAAGCCGATTAGATTTCGGAATTCTACAGGATCCACGGTTATCTCAAACCGCCCCTGCTTGGCTTTACTTGCCATTCCGTTTCTCCAATATCTCGATTGCGGTATAGATCTGCTCCGCCGTTTCCCATTCTTTCATTGGTATCCCTGTCGCGATTGCGAGTTCTACCAAGACTCGATTTAGGCTTCCGGCGGCGTAACTTTTGGGACTTCGACTTCCTCGGATCGAATATCGTCCACCGTATCGCACCAGACTTCGTAAGGCTTTATAGGTTGTCCGGCAAGCTCGCGCTTTTTAGCGTTGTACGCCAAGAAAAGCAGATCATCAAGCCCGACGTTCTCGCCGAGTTGTGTAACCTTCAAGCCTGTCTTTCGTTCCCACTTTACGAATTCCGGTGTCGATGCGGTGAACGACTCCGAGTCCCCTGAGAAATACGTAATTGTGATCCCTGTTTTCATGCTCCCGATTTCCTATCTCTTAGCTGAATGTCTCTGTAGGTGTTCCCACTACTTGAAAGGATAGTGAGACCGTCTGTGCATCCGGTGCTGAACCGCCGACATTTGGGAACGTTGGCAGAATGTTGCAAGCGAACACGGCACCGGTTACGGCTGTGATCGATGCGGCTAAAGTTGTATTTGGTGCGGATTCTGTGGCTGTCCAAAGTGATTCGCAGAGTGAACCTACTGCGCCCCAATCGGCGAGCATTTCCACATTGAGCGTCCAAGAATCATCTATGGCTTTATAGGCGCGGCCATCTAAAGTTTGGTACGTTTCGATGACGTGATCCGCTTCAAGTGAGACGGTTGTGGCTTGTGCGTCGTAATTTACGGTAGCGATCGTCAATACTAGATCGCGTCCGGTGATGACGGTCGTTGGCATAATTACTCCTAATTGGTCTGTGTGTATTGGGTGGATAGTTCGATCTCGGACATCAGAATCTCTGAAGCTCCGATCGTCATTGGGACGGGATTAGACACGGATCCCACCGTGTAACCTGACGGAATAACCGCCAGAATGCTTAGGATCAACTTCTCGATGTTGTCGAGTGCCGATGCGTTGGAGTACATAGCGACTCCGATGGTAATTACAAGATTGATCTTGACCCGCGTAGAAGTCCCGATCAGATTTGGCTCAAGATAGGGCGTGTTAGGGACGACCGCGGCGAACGGGACGATTGGCGCTTCTGGTACTGCGTCGTAGGTATTAGCTGCAACGCCGGCGATCGCCGTCTTAAGAGCGCCTCGAACGTTGACCGCGATCGATGATGCGGTCATGCCAACATCGCTCCAGTATCAAGTGACTTGCCTAGAATGCCAATGACCCTGTTTAGAAGTGATCGACCCATTCTGTACGGAGTCACTTGGAAATCAACGCCTTCGATTTGTCCACCGGCAGCCGTGATCGATTGGAACACTTCAACCGAGACGACGATGATCGCTTCGTAAACGGCTGGATTTGACGCGTAGATAGTAGCTGCGTCCTTGCCCGACAGATAAGTGTCGCCGTGTGGAATAACGGCGTTCGCGTTAATGTCCGCATTTGTCTTTGCATAAGAGAACTGATATTCGCCATCGATTGCGGTAACGGTGTAAGTGCCGTTAAATGTTGCGTCAACGCCGGAGACGACGACACTCGATCCCACGATGTAATTGTGTGGAGTGTTAGTCATCAGCGTGGCAACGTTTGAAGCAATCCGGCGATTTGTAACCGCTGAGGAATACGAGACTAGAAGTGGCAAGATCACCAGTTCGCTAGTGTCGATTATTTTTGTTAGATAAGCGTCATTGTAGAGAGAAGAGCTTACGCCTAGCACAGAACGAAGTTCTGACGGAGTGACGAGTGGCATAAGCCCTTCCCTTTCTACTGCTGAGGCGGTTCGGGAGCGAACCGCCTCATGATTGATGTGTTATGGATCAGGTCTTATTTACGCCGAAAGCGCCAGCGCCGATCTTTGTCGCCACTGCACCAAACGAGTAAACGCCCACTGTGATGGATCCGTCTGCTGTTGACTCAGCGCGTAGTTGATACGAAGGTGATTCGTACCATGTGTATGAGTCTGGGTTGATAATCATGATTGAGTCATCGGTGTCTGTTGTTGCTGCTGTGTTAGCAGTTACGTAGAGATCAAGTCCCGCCACACGACCGCGAAGGCTTGTAGGTGTTGCAAGGCCAGGTTGATTCATTGGCTGAGTTACTTCGTTGTAGATCGGACGACCTGAATCATTTAGTGACATCAAGTTTGACCACTGTGAAGTATTCACCAAGATATTACGAGCGAATGGATTTGCAAGTCCGGCTGTTGCGGCGTAAACACTTGCTGCACCGCGACCGATGAACGCTAGAAGTTCAGCGGCTGTTGGATATGTTGCGATTGATGTCGCGTCTGCGGTTGCACCAGATACCAAGATGCTATTTGTATATGTGTCTTGCTGCTTTGCCATTGCCGCGACCATATTGCTGAGAAGTTCATTGAAGAACACGGGAGAAGTTCTTTGCAGCAACTCTACTGAGAATTTCTGCTGTCCCGCGAACTTTTTGACATCCACTGAAACGAAGGCGGAGTTTTGGTCTGTCTCTGTGAACGCTGCATCTTCTGCAACGGTTCCGACGGCTGGTGCAACTGTGATCTTTGGAATCTCGAAAGTCATACCGGCATCTGGAAGTGTGCCGCGTGAGATCGCATCGATTGATGGGCGAACGGTTGTCGATAACCCATTGATTACTTCTGCAAGCTGGCGTGTTGGCACCAGACCGGCATTGTCTGTTGTGTTGTCCGCAGCCATAATGTACTGGCGAGCAGACTCGGATCCCATAGCCGCTTGGATCTTGTTTTCAAGATATTTTGCGGCTGTGATCTCGATGCGTGGTGTTGAGTAAGCGACAGATTTAACTGACGCTGTTACTGACTGCGCGGCTTCGACCGTCTCGACGGTGTCCGCGTTTGTGACGGTGTTTTCCACTTCGTCTCCTTCTGTTGTTGGTGTTGGTGTTGCTTCTGCTTCTGCGGGTGCAGATTCAGAATCTTGTTCGCCTTCGGTTGCCGCTACTTCTGCAACGCGAGCTGAGCGGACGGCGGGTTCGGATACCAAAGCGACTCCGGTAAGTTCTCCGGCTAGAACGCGCATCGTTCCGTTCTTTTCTTGGACGTAGTCATCGACAGCCAATTCAATCGAGAAGCCGTCGCGAAGTCCGTCCATAGCTTCGACAAGTGCGTCGGTGCCGGCGGTAGTGTTCGCGATTTTAAAGGTGGCATTGATCGCGCCGTCTCCGTCAAGAGACATCTCCATCGTCTTTCCGATTCTGCGAGTGCGGTCATGCTCAAGATTTAGAAATACATTCTTTGGTTCGATGGATCCTTTTGCGAATACCACTTTTCCAGTTGATGCATTCGCTGGCTCTTCAAATGCCACGATGCGTCCGGTGATTGTGCGCGACTCGGAATCAGCCGCGGTGATAGTCATAGGTGTTGTTAGCTTCATCCGATCATGTCCTCTTCTTCTCTTATTTCCTCGGTACTCATCGCACCGATGCGATTTAGAATTTCGTACACTTGCGCTCTTTCGTAAGGGTTGCCGCGCAAGAAGTCGTCTAGGTCGTACCGGATATATTGCGATGCCGGAGTAAAATCCGTAAGCGAAAGGCGCTGCTCGATGATTGTAAGCACCGGACGAATCGAGAAGTCGATAAGGTCGCGCCGCTGATTTACAGCGTTGGAGTACGTCATGCTGGATGGATCAGCCGATGCAAACCAAGCCGGTAAACCAATGGCGCGACAAAGTTCAAGTGCGAGATATTGTCTCGCCTCATTCATCTGGAGATTCTTAGGATCGTATCCAATTGTGTCCATTTTGATGTCTGCATTTAAGAACGTCACAGCCTTCGACGCTTTATTCTTGAAAGCGTTGATTAATGTTGCAACGCGATCCTTTGGAAGTTGTACGCCGTTAGATGACAAGACAATTTGTGGAATCGGATTTAAAGCAAAGTCATAAGCCGCTTTCTCAAGCGCGTGTGCGGATCGAACTGTCCGACCAGCGCGATTGAGTAAACCTTCCTGCATATTTCCGAACACGACTAGATCCTCAGGCGCTATCGAATATCCGTCAACACGATACGCGTCGATTTCTGTACCGAGTCCGTTAGTTAACACTTCAACGCGTTCCGGTGCAATTCTTTCCATCGATTGGATTCTGCCCGTGTCTGCATAACGAGATAACACTCTCGCATACGCTGCGGGTCTGAAAAGTAAATCTTCCGCGATCCACGCCCAGAACTCTGCTCCGGTGATTCGTGGATCGGGTTGATTGATTACGCGAAAAGATGCGACGGTCTCATTTGTTTCTTTTACTTTTGTCTCAAGTGGCAGCGAAGCAACTGTGGAGCAGATTATTCCGCGAGCGCGAGCGATTACGGGTACACCCATAGCTTCGGCGCGTGTAGCTGATTGGCCATAAGCGAAATAGGGCGCACCGAGCGCGTCGATCGAGTTAACCGGCGCAAGTGCGGCATCGACGTTTACTTCGCTCACCGGAGTCGGCGCGGTAATAAAGAAATCTTTGATAGCCATGTCCCTAATTTTAGAGACCCGCTACATCTAACCGATCATGATGTCAAGATCCGTCTCTGGGCGTGTCGCGTAGTGTGTGACGAGCGCAGATGCAACCGTCGCGCACACAGTCGACTGAGACGCTCTCCGTCCTATTGTCCAGCCACCATCGCCAAAGGGTAATCTCGCCGCCGAGAGAATTTGCTTCGTTAATTCCGCCTGATTGCCATGTCGTAGTCGTTTCGATGTGATCGCTCCTAAAAGTTCATCGCAAGATTGACCGTACAGCGCCCCGTCTATATCAGCGATTGGGATGCCGGCTGGTTGAAGTCTAGCCGCGATCGCCGACGATGTGCGGCGGGAATACGCGATAACTTCGACCGGATATTCTTGGAAGTGTTCGGCGATGTCGTTAGCAATCGCCTTATCGTCTAGCGAAATCGGATTGTGCCAAGTTCGAAGTAGTTTTACAAAGAACTCGCCTTCGCCGATTTGTTGAGCGAGTACCAGAGCTGCGTCGCGTCGATCCGGTGAACAATCCAACCCGAACCAGACAACCTTTTCACGATCGACTTCAAAGCCGTCCATTCCACATTCAGCCCATTCGCCTGCGGGAATAGCGCTGGAGATAGTTTGTACCCACCGGCACAAGACTTCGGTACGGACAACATCCGCGGGATCGTTCATCACAGCTCGAAGGTTGTCGATGTGTACGGTGTGACCGAGTGCCGGATTTGCCATAGCCGCTCCAGCCCAGAATTTAGGGGAATCGTCGATCTTGTCGTAATCACTCGACCATTCGAAATATCCGATGTCATCCGTGGATCCACCAGCCGCGCCAATCCCGCGTTCCCTGATTTGGTTCAAGACTAGGCTGTGTTGGTCTCCGGCATTCGAATAAGACCATAATTGCGGATTCTCTGCCGCCATCATCGTGTATCGAAGCGAAGCCCACGTAGTCTCATCCTTGAGTTCGCGAGTTTCGTCGATGTGTACGGTCGATGGCTTGGATATACCACGCGCCGCCGACGCGCCGGCTTTGACCATGTAGCGATTTCCGTTTAGGCACTCGATTTCTTCCGACCCATGCGCCCACCGGATACGTTTAACTTGTTTAGCCAGACCGTCGTTGGATTCGATCGTCTGAACGAGATCCCGAAAAGTCTCCAGCGACGTCGTCAACCGGTGAGCCGTACCGATCTGTAGCTTGTTGTCCCACTCGAATAATCCCATCAGGATCCGTTGCTTCATAAATGTCGTCTTGCCTTGTTGTCTGGCTACGACCAATTGAACGAGCGGGTGTAGCCATCGGCCATCAGGCTTGTACCGGTGAGACTCGATGGCCAGCCACTCTTGCCACGGCATCAACGGGAATCCGATCGAATTGCTAAAGTCGATTAACTCCTGACCGCGTGTAGGCAAGTCTGGGCGTAGGCGCGAGTGGATTCTGGGAGTTACGCGGCCATAAAGCGTCTCTACAATAGGCTCCTGAGCCTGTGTGAGCCGATCTGAGCCTAGTTCGACCAGTTGGAGCCTAGTTGTACCGTCTTGAGCCATCTCAATGCCTTCTTGATTCGTTTGGTGGTGAAAGAGAACCGC